TCAACCACGCTCCAGGCATCGAGCGTGTTCGGCATGCGGCTCATCTCAACCTTGCCAACACCCTTGAAGATGGTGCCAGGCTGAATCTCGTACACGGTGTCCGGCAGCGACGAGTCGATCTCGGTGAACACCAGCGGGTTGACGCTGAGTTCGGCGGCGCGGGTCGCGTGCTTGCGGATGCGGTCGAGGTCCACGTTGACGCGCACCGCGTTGTCCACGATGCCGGTGCCGTAGAAGTTGTGGCCGTTTTTCGCCACTCGACCCGTCGCATACGGGCGGACCTGCGAGTCGAGGAAGTTCTCCTGCGCACGAAGAACCACGCGGCCATCTGCGATGGTGAACACGCACTCGCGCTCGACGCCGTCGTTGTAGAGGTCGAAGAGGCACCAGACCTCCATGACCCAGAACTTCTTGGCCTCGCCCTCAGAGATGCTGGAGTACTCGCGGCCCCACGGGGTGGCCGGGTCACGCGCACGCTGGCTGTTCCAGATCGGCTCGTACAGCGAGCGGCTGGGCACACGGCTGTCCATGTTGCCGCCGACCGGCTTGCGGATCTCCTTGTCGAACAAGGAATCGACGTTGGCGAACCAACCCATGCGGTTGTAGCGCAGCAGGTCGGTGTAGTTCCAAAGGCTCAGGTCGCCAACGAAACTGGCGTTCTGGGGCGTCGTCGCCTTGGGGTCGATGAAAAAGCAGAAGGGATCGACAAGCTGGATCACCGGCCCGTCGAACACGACCTCCTCGACCTTGTTCGAGTTGATCTTGTACTCCGGCTTGCCGCCGGACTGATCGATGGCAACGTCGCGCCGAACGCGAGTCTGGATCTTGCGATCCCAGCAGATCTTGTGCGCAGCGGCCTGGCAGATGAGCATGTCGCGCACGCCTGGCTGGATGAGGTCCCAGGCGCGGCACTGATCAAGCTGCCAATCCAAATACGCACCGATCACGTCGGCGCGGCGCTCATCCAATCGGTCGCGCCCGCGCACGCGGAAGGGAGGGTCGGCGTCGAACACCGCCTCCTCAATGCGAGGCACCAGCGCCTCGATGGCCTTGTAAACCTCTGGAACGTGGACATCGTAGCGGCTGGTGCGGTCGAGGGTGTTGCCGCCCATCATGCGGAACACCGCCTCCCAACGCTGGTGGAGCTTGCGCATCCGCTCGCGCTGGGTGGCCATCAAGTCGTTGCAGAACCTCAGCACGCGCTCGGCAATCTCGGGGTTCGTGGCGTGGTTCGGGAACTCCCCGATCTGCGCCTTGGTCCACTCGATTGCTTCATCTGGGGTCATGGCCCCAGGTTCGTGCGCGATGCTGGTTTTCATCAGACGTAGCTCTTAGGCGTGTCCTTGTGCAGCCAGTAGCCTTCCGCCGTCAGCGAAAAGATGCCGGTTCCAGCCAGCGTCACCAGCACAACCGCACTGTCGTTGGAGCCGAGGATGTCCCAGCCCGTAGCCGACGTGTGCGTGTAGGTGTGGTGAGCGCCGAGGTCGCAGCAGTGCATCTTCACCGGGGTGGAGGCATCGCTGATCAGAGCGATGGCACTGGAAGCGTTGCCGTCGTAGTTGAACGTCACTCCGGTGAGGACTGGGCAGAAGAACGTCTTTGCGGCCAAGACGGTCAACGGCGTCATCAAGGAGAACGCAACGGTGGCACTTGGAGCGCCAGGAAGAGCATCTGCAAAGGTGAGCACCGTAGCAGTGTTGCTGGCAACCTTGCGGAACGAGTCAGCGTAGGTGCCATCCGCGATGCGGATGATCTTGCCCTGATGCTCGTTGGTGGTCCAACTTGCAGTGCCCACGGTGACCGACGTGGTGGAGGATGCAGTAGCAACGTACTGCGTCACCGCAGGCGAGTCGGTGCGAAACCGAGACGCCTGCCAGTGCGCGTTGCCCTTGCCGTAGCCTTGTGCGTAGACACCCATGGTTAGCTCGAAATGGCGCGGTAGGTTGCGGTCTTGTCGCTGACGTGTCGGCCCCACACCGTCACGTTGCCCTGCTGCCAAGCGGCACCAGCGCCGACAAGCGCCTTCGGCTCTGCCGAGTTCAGAGCAGGAAGACCCAATCCATCAACAAGCGCCTGAGCATCCCACTCTGGCCCAGCGTAGATGGTGGTCGTGATCGGCGTCGTTCCGTAGCCAATCGAAACAGTGCTCGACACACCAGCCGCGACGCGAGTTCCAGAGATCTGGTAACCCTCGACGACAACGTAACCAGGCTTAGTTGCCTGACCGAAGGTCGCAGTGTTGGATCCGGTGAACGTAGCGTGGAACCAGAAGCGATCACCAAACCGCTTGAGGGCGGAGTTCACGCTGGCGTACTGACCGGTGTCCTTGACGTAGCGACCAACCACGATGGCGCTGAACTTCTTGGACGTGGTCTGCAAAGCGGTTACGCCGTAGCCAGCCGGGCCAGCGATGAAGCAGTCCGACGTGCCATGGTTGATGCTGCCACCGTGCTCGCCGCGGCGCGACGAGTAGCGCATGAAGTTCTCGTTGGTGCCGGAACCGTCGTCTGCGCTGGAGAACCGCAGAGTGAGGTTCTGGGTGGCGTCGTTGGTTGCGCCAAGGCCCATGATGTAGAAGCCTTCGACCACGAAATGCTTGCCAGCAATCCGAGGGGCAACCGTCACGTTCGCGCCGTTGGCCTGGCCGTGAATCGAGCCGACGTACACATCGCCAAGAAGGTCTCGCTGACGAGCCTCTTCGACCTGGACGTATTCGCCAGTGACCGAAATGCTGGCAGGGCCATCGAAGAACAGCAGCGTGCCGGACTCATCGCTGATCTTGGCGTTGAGGTTGAAGCCTTCCTTGAGCACCAGCTTGCCGTTGACCTTCCAATCCACCACCGTGGGGTAGTAGTCAGCGCCGCTGATGTCCTGGCGGAAGACCTTGAACGGCAACAGCGAAGTCGTGCTGCCATCGGTGATGCGCACCGTCACGACCGAGTTGTCCGTTCCAACCTCGGACACGGGGTGAATGGCGCGGATCTGAATGCGATCCACCACGAACACGAACCCGGTGCGAGCCGGGATCAAAGCGTTGGTGAAGTAGTCGCTTCCAAGAAAGCCCGACGCCAAGGTGTTGGACACGCCGACCGCAAGCGAAGAGTTCCTCGCTGCGTAGGGGTAAAAGCCCTTGCGGGGCTGGTCACGAGTGATGATTGCCATCAAAGTCTCCGTTGCTTAGAGGTTTCCGATCACCTTGTCCCACCAGTCGCCGGATGAATCCGCCCAAATCTTTTGATGGGAAACGCGGAGGCGACGATCTTGCACGCCTTCGTAATCGACGCGAGGGGCCTTGCGGTAGAAAAGCAACCGCTGGCCCGTCGTGGCGTCGAAAGCATCCATGTCGGCAAGGGCATCCGGGATGTCTCTATACTGATGAACCGGAAATCTGACAAACTGCTCCACCAGCTCGCCGCCTGGTAGGGTGGCCCCGGTGGCCGGATCGACGTACCCCTTGGGGTCCCAGAGCACCCGGTTGCCGCCGATGTCGCGGAACAGCCTAGGTACGGTGTCCACGATGTAGACCGTCCGGTCGTTGAAGCGGGCCTCTAGGCGCTGGATGCGCTCGACCTTGCGGTTCTTGATGCCGCGCTTCAGCTTGATGATGTTCAGCCGGAGCTTGCGCTTGCGGGCCTCCTCGTTGATCGGGGCCATGAACACCGTGTTCAGCCCGATCTCCTCGAATATCTCACCGATGTGGTTGACCCGCTGCCGCCACGCCTCGGCCACCTCGAAGAAGGTCTGTACGAACTCCACCGGGGGCCAGCGACCGACCCGAAGGTCGAGAACGTAGCAGACGTTTCTGGCGTCGAACCCAACGTAGGCGATGACCGAGTAGCACGCCTTGTCGTCCTCCGATACCGCCGTATCCGTGAGGATGTAGCCAGAAAGCTGGCGCATGTCGTCATCCCAGCGGATGGGCTGGAAGTCCTCGCGCCTAAACGGCTGGTGCAGGCCCTGGGGCACCACGTTCATGTATTGGCTGAGGAACTTGTTGTACCCCATGCGGCGCAGCTTGCCGTACAGGTAGTCCTTGTCGTGGTGACCAAACCTAGGCTGGCCAGCCAGCTCGAAGCCCTTCTCCGTGCGCTCGATGGTGACGCCGGAGTCTAGGCTCATGAACGACCACTCGTCGTTATTGGCCCGGACCCCGTACACATCTTGGTCATGGTAGCGGGTGCCAACCAAGATCAGGTAGCCCGCCGTGGTCAGCAGCGGGTCGCACATCTGGATCATGCCCTCGGCCTTCTCCGCCGAGTCGTTGTTGATGTAGTCGCGGTCGTCTACCGGGTCGTCGAAGATGATGTAGTCAAAGTGGCCACCGGTCGGCGGGCTCTTCAGCGAGAAGGTGCTGAAGGTCGGCTCCTGCAAGTTGTTCTTGGTTCTGCCAGCGACGGTGAACTCAAGGTCCTGCCAGAAGTCGGACTTCTGGTCCCCGAACAGGCTGATGATCTCCTCGCTCTCCAGCGACCGCTTGATGGCGCGGGCTTTCTTGAACACCTGGTCGTCGGTGCGCATCCCGTAGAGGATGCGGACGTTGGGATCCTTGAGAATCTGCCGGATGACGAACCCCTGGAGAATCGTGGACTTGTACGACTCGCGGGGGGCCAGCATTACCTTGTGGTGCGTGGCCGGGTCGTCCAAGAAGTCGGTCATCATCCGGTGAGGACCGTTGTCGCGCACACCGCCCGTGCCGATGTTGGCTTTGACCTGCTTGCCGGAAGCAGGGTCCTTGCGCATGTCGTAGTTCCACCCGAGAAGGTTTCTACAGATGTACCCAGTGTCGCGGAGACACTGGGCCACGAAATCCTTATCAGGGGTTGCGAACTGCATTTTCCAGCTTTGACTGGAGCATCCGAAGTTCCTGGTCAACTAGCAACAAGAACTTCCACTCCGCCATGGGGAGTTTGTTGTGGCCCGCCGTTTTTGCGTCCTGGAACAACTGAACTGCGTCGTTGACGTAGCTCAGGATGTGCAGGATCGAAGCGGCGTCACGCTCACCCATTGGCCTGCTTCACGATGGCGTCCACTTCCGCATCGTGGGTGTCGGCGGTCCAGGTCTCCGGCATGGGCGCGGAGGCTTTCCCAAGCTGGCGTGCGGCATCGGCCCAGTTGTCCTTGGGCTTCTTCTTTGGCGTGGTCAGCGGCAGCTTGACCTTCGGGGGCTTCGGCTCGGTCGTGACCTCGTAGCGGTTCATCGCGGCCTTGATCACCGACTCGTGGATGCGCCCGTCCTTGGTGCGAGCGACTCCTGGCTTCTTCTCCAGCTCTGCGATCACCTTGGCGCGGATGTCCTCGACCGGAGCTTCAGCGGCAGGAACTGGCGCAGCCTTTGGCTGGACGACAATCTGAGACGCTGCGCTGCCGAGGATCTCGTTGAGCTTCTGGCGCACCAGGCGGTCAACCATCGCGGAGGTGGGATCCGACTCGGACTCCCCGCGCACGAGGATGTTCTCGATGCGTTCTGCGGCGGTGTAGATGTCCTTGGACGACGAGATGATGTGCTCGTAGGTGGACCTGTCGAGCATCCCGTAGAAATGGCGAGCCTTGGTCCCATCCGCGTAGGTGGTCCACTTTCGATCAACAAGACCGATGGGTTCCTCGGCGGGGCCGAAAGTCAGCATGTATCCCCTTGATTCAAGGGCGGCGTTTACGTTGGCTTTTGAGATCATGGCCAAAAACCTAGCGCAAGATCAGATCACCGACAAGGACGGAAACCCGGTAACCCGAGACTGGCTTTTGCAAAAGCTGGTCAGGCTTTTGGAAAACGCCGCGGCGCTTGAGAGCGACATCGATCACCAGGCGGCGGCAAAGTACTGCGACTTGATGGCCAAGCTGCTGCCGACAAACGTCAAGGCAACCAAGCTGAGTCCCGAGGATCTTGCGGCTGCTCGACAAGCGGCGGATGCATAAAAGCGCCCTGCGACCCGGTCAGAGATCGCAGGGCTATGATCTACCGCCGCATGTGTGCTGGTCAAGCTGTTGAAGTCTTGGAGAGCTACTAGGGAAGGAAGGGATCGACCGCAAGCGGTAGTCAGTGTTGGTTGCGGGGGCGGGATTCGAACCCGCGGGCTCTTGGGTATGAACCAAGCGTTCTACCAGGCTGAACTACCC